TCAGAAGGTAACATGACCCTGAAGATAGGCTCAACTGACAACGCAAACACGCCTATCGTCTGGCGCACAGAATATGATTTCAGGCCTGACGAGACGGAGCGTATTGATACCCGCGCCTCAGGCAAATACTTGGCCTACAGGCTGTCTATGAACGAGATTGAGGACTTCAAGTTCTCTGGATTTGATGCGGAGGTCGTGAGCACCTCTAAGAGGTAAGCATGGCTACATATACACAACTAGAGCAATACATTAGAGCGCCACACCCGGGGCTACCTGAGTCTCAAACTAAGTACCTTCAAGAGGAACTCAGGAAACTAGAGGTAGCCCTTCAGGGGGCCTATGGTGTCATGCGTGGCATCGGGCCGTATCTCAAGATCCCCTTTGGCTCCTTCAGTAGCACTCAGGATCAAACCGCAGCCAACACAACGACTGCCTATGCAATGACCCTGAACACCACAGAGGTGGCTAACGGGGTGTCCGTGACTAACAACTCACGGATTACCGTTGATCACCCTGGGGTCTACAATCTTCAGTTCAGCGCACAGTTTGTGAACACAGACTCAGCCGAGCAAGACATCAGCATTTGGTTCCGAAAGAACGGAACTGACATTGCTAGGTCCAATAGCGAGTTCACGATTCACAACCGGCACGGGTCTATTGATGGTGCTCTTCTTGCCGCCCTGAACATCTTCGTTGAGTTGGATACCAACGACTATGTTGAGATCATGTGGAGGGTGTCTAACACCACAATTAGCCTTGCACATCTTGCAGCTCAAACCAACCCTACAAGGCCTGAGACTCCCTCGGTCATTGCGACCTTGTCTTACGTCTCTGAGTTGCCATGATGATCCCCGAGGTGGTCCACGAGCATTACCTGAAGGTCCCTGTCATAAAGCGTGAGCACTTCTCCGTATGGTTTGAAGAGCACGTTAAGGGGACCTTCATTCACTGCGAAGTGACGCAATACAACGCTAGTGTAAGAGCCGAGATGGTTGAGACCTGGGGTCTCCTTCGGTGGCTGCACGGCGGTCCAATCTATGCCCTGCACGATTTCTCAGACCGCAAACACGAAAAGTTTTTACGATTGTTTGGATTTAGGCCGCATCAGTGCCTACCGAACTTAAAACAAATTTGGATTTGGAGGAATACTGATGGGTAGTTTCTTTAAGAGCAGGTCGGAGGCCGTACAAGATCCAGGCGCCATGGAGGCCTTTCAGACCGTCAAGCCTGCACTTCAAGCTGGCGTTGCTGGATCTATTGGGCTTTTCAATCAATACAACGCTAACCCTGCATACGCAGGTCCGCGAGTTGCTGGTCTAAACCCGTTTCAGACTGGAGCTGCGAACACGCTTGGCAACTTTGCACAGGGTTTTACCCCTGACGCCACTAACGCCGCTGCCAACCTCGGGTTCTCCAATATCGGAGCCGGGATGGGCTTTGGTTCCAACGCACAGGACATCTTCAGCCGTGCGTCAATGGACCCCACGCAGCAGATCATCGGACAAGCAGGGCAGTTTGCTGACAACCCTTACACGCAAGGAATGATCGATGCTGCTTCTCGCGACGTTACTCGGAATCTCTTTGAAAACCAGCTTCCTGGTCTCGACCGTGCTGCTAGTGGCACTGGTAATCTGAACTCCACCCGTGCGGGTGTTGAGTCAGCCCTTGCCCAGCGCGGAGCTGCGGACCGCCTTGCGGACATTTCGTCTGACATCCGTGGCCGGTTCTTTGGTCAGGGCCTAGGAATGGCTCAGAACCAATTCAACCAGAACCTTCAGAACATGATGGCTTCCAATCAGGACCTGATGAGAGCCGGTCAGTTCGGCTTAGAATCGCTAGGTGGCGCTCAGAATCTTGCTCAGACCGGCTTTGGTCAGGGACAGTTGGCCGGTGGTCTCTTCCAAGCCCAGAACCAAGCAGAACTCGATGCCAACAAGGCCTTCTTCGATGAATCGCTTGCCAACCGCTTGGCGGTTCTTGCGCCCCTCTTCGGTGCTTCACAGGCTGGTCAAGGCTTCCGTACTACTGCTGGAGTCACTCAAACTCCTTCTATGGCGGCGCAGATCGGTGGTCTGATGCAGGGAATTGGGTCAATTGCGAAAGGCTTCTCCGACATCCGCATGAAAGAGAACATCAAGGTCATCGGAGCGCTTGAGTCTGGACTTCCGGTCTATTCGTTTGAGTACAAGCCAGAGTTCAAAGACATCGCAGGTCACGGCCTGTTCGTTGGCGTGATGGCGCATGAGGCTGAGCAACTAATTCCAGAGGCTGTCGGCGTTGCGTCTAATGGCTACAAGTACGTTGATTATGCGAAGGTGAGGTAATTATGCCTGGAATTTTTGATGTACTAGCCGCCAACGGCATTCTTAACAATCTGTTCGGTGGTCAACAACAACAAGACGACCCACAAACCCAAGCCGCTGCTAATCAGCAGAGCATGATGGACATTCTGTCCGGTCGTCAGCCTGTCCCACAGCGGACTAACAATCCTGCTTTAGCAGTCTCCAACGTACCTCCAGCAATGCTGGCCCAAGCAAACAGACAAGACGCTGTTGCCGATATGGATGCCTCTTCGGCAAGCAACCCCTCTCCTCTGATTATGCAGGCAATGCAAAACGGAGGAGTTCCGGTTCAAGGTCCTAGGTCCTATGACGATCCCGACACCGCTCAGGCACTGAGACAGGCTCAGATCAATCCAGCGACCCTTCCGTCTGCTCCCGATCCGTTTGCTAACACATACAACAAGACAGCGACAGCGTTCCAAGGTGCTCTTAAGTCCGCACAGGACGACAAGAGCGGTTATGGATGGGCAGACGCTCTGATTGACGCTGGCCGAGGCCTGATGATCGCTGGATCTCCTGATCCCGCTCGTGCTGCTGCTTCGTTTGCTGATGCGTGGGCTAGTGAGAGGGCTGGTCGTAAGAATAAGGTCACTCCTCTGGCTGATGGTGCGTTCTCTATGGTCACCAAGCCTGACGGAACTTATGAGATTATCCGCAACGATCAGATTGCCAATTACGTTGGTGAACGAGACACGGCCAAGTTCCAACAGGCCCTGCAAAAGGTCATTCTTGGCGGTCAGGTTAATGCTCAGGTTGCCGCCGACAGAGCTGCAATCAAAACTGGTGAAGAGGCTCGTCCTCTCCTTAACGATGTAACAGGCATGATTGACCGTTGGGGCCAAGCCAAGACAATCATTGAAGGACAGGGTGTCGGTGCTCAGATTCAAGGAGCGTTCCCCGGTATTGCTGGCTTCTTTGGCGGTGATCAGGTTGCGGCCAACAAGTTCCTTGAAGGCCTCACTGTTGACGAGACCTTGCTAAACACGGCTCGCACGAAGGGCGCTATCTCTAACCAAGAGATGAACCTGTTCAAGGCTCCGATTCCTTCGGTAACGGACGACCGTGAGAAGGTGTGGAAGCCGTGGATTGAGAAGCGCATTGAAGTGCTCAACAAGCTCAAGACCTTCTACGAAGGTGAGGTTGCTCGTGGTGCGGTTGCTGGCTCTCCTGCTGGATCTCCTTCGCCGACTGCTTCTCCTGCTCCTTCCCCCGCCCCTAGCGGAGGCCCTACCCGGATTTCCTCAGAAGCTGATTGGGCAAACTTACCTAGCGGTACTCAATACATTGGTCCTGACGGAAAACTTCGTACTAAACGATAAGAGGTGTTTATATGGCATGGCAAGACGATCCGGTAGTGACCGCCACTGCTCCACGCACCTCTAATCCAAGCGACTTTTACAACAGAGCATATAGCGCCGTCCTTAAGGCAGCGACTGACCAGGGCCTAGAAAACCCTGAGGTCATCGCTCGCCTCGGCGCAGCTCAATCGTCGCTTGAGACTGGGTACGGCAAGTCTGCCCCCGGAAACAACTTCTTCGGGGTCAAGGGACCCGGACAGACCCAAAGGACCCAGGAGGTAATCAACGGGCAGCGGGTAACGATCAATGACAGTTTCCGAGCCTACAACTCGCTTGAGGACTCGGCAAATGATTACGTCAGGTTCCTGAGAGAGAACCCAAGGTACGCTAAGGTTGTCGCGGCGAAGTCCCCTGACGAAGCCATCGCCTACCAAGGACGCTCAGGCTACGCCACTGATCCTAACTATGGGCCTTCTCTCGCTTCCATTCATTCTAAGTATTCAAACAGGCCTGCCGCCATGGTTCAACAAGCTCTTAATGTGGTGATCCCACAGGCTCAAGCCGCACCTGCTAAAGGCGGGTGGATGGATGACCCCGTGGTTGAGCAACCAGCCCCTGCCAAAACAAAAGGCGGGTGGATGGACGATCCGGTCGTTGGTGAGTCGAACAAGGCTACCCTGCCGGACATCACGGTTCCTGCTGCGGCTCCTGCGAAAGCGGAGACAAAAGCACCGGCGCAGCCTAGGTCTGCTCTTCGCCGCATTGACGACTTCGTTCGTGGTGCAGCCGATGCGATCACGTTTGGCTATGCCGATGAGATTGCAGCAAAGTTAGACCAGCTTACAGGCTTAAACACAGCCAACGCAAACAAACCATCAGGAACTTCGTCGTATGAAGCAAACCTTGCCGCCCAGCGGGAAAGAGATAAACAAGGAGGAGCTGAAAGAGTTGCGGGTCAACTGTCAACAGTGCTTCTACCTACTGCTGGCGTTATTCGTGCTACTGATACTGCAACTCGTCTAGGCCGTGCAGGAGCTGGTGCTGCCACTGGCGCTGTCCAGGGCGCTCTGTATGGCTCAGGGTCTGCTGATGGCGACCTTGCAGACCGAGCACAAGGAGCTGCTGTAGGCGCTGGAACTGGTCTCGTCCTTGGAGGTGCTCTCGGAAGCGTCCTCCCGGCAACTGTTCGCCAACAAGGCAACACCATCATCAAGAAGGCTGGCTCTGAAGGCGCAGCCAAGATGGACGCTGAGATCATCCGTGACATCAACCAAGTGGCTGGTGGAGCAAACCAGCGTAATGTTGCTGTCGGGGCGACTCAACTCAACGCTCTTGAAAACAGATATATCGGTGACGTTCAGACCGCTCTCAAAACAATCGGAAAGAAAGACTTAGAGGCCTCTGGTCTCAAGGCCGATGACATTGCAGCAGCTATCCGTGATCGTCGAATCATTGGAGAAGACTCACTAAATGCACTTAGGGGAACGACAGCAGGCGATGCCCTGGCTAGCGCGATTGAGAAAGCGCAGAGAGCACGTTCTCTCACTGCCGCTGTCCCTGCCGCTACTAACCCTCTGGCTAGGGTTGGTCGGGCTGCTCTGGATCTGGCTCCGATTCCTCAGCCTGTACGATATGTTGGGCAGAGGATGCTCGGCTCTCGTCAGACTCGTGAGGATGTAGCGTCTCGGCTGGTCTCTGATAAGCAGGCTGAAGCCGCAGCTAATGTGTTGAGTCGTTTGGGTCCTTCCGACGCCACGACCAACCTTACCTCGCTTCAGCAGATGGCTAACCAAGCCCGTGCGAACCAACTGGCGCAGGCTCAGGCGCGAGCCACAGCCCGTGCCACCGCTAAGGCTCCCAAGGTTGAGAACCCGAACGCTTTGGTTTCCGAACTCCAGGGTAAGGACCCAACCTACCTTCTCGGACTTTCAAACCAGTTCGGAGCGCCTCGAAATGCAAACGAGATGGCTGAGTTCTCGAAAACCATCCGTCAGCAGATGGAGGCACGGGTAGCCAAGGAAAACCTAGCCAAACAGGCTCAGGATGCAACCAAGGCTGCTAGGGATATGCAGACCCGCCTGTCGGTTCTCCAAGAGACCCGTAGGCCCCTCGGCGGCGCTTTCCAAGAGCTGCTGCCAGGAGGACGGGCCAACACTAACCTCCCCTCCCGCGAGGCTATCGACGCCCTGCGTCTGGTCAAGCGCCAAGGAGGAGCTGTGGGTGAGGCAGCGGACCAAGTGCTCAAGAGCCGTCCGGTTGCCAACGAAGATGCCTTCTACGGCCTCCAGAACGCCCTCAGAGGGCTTCAGGAGCGCGGGATACTCTCGGGTAGCCCACAAGCCGCTGGAGCCGCTGCAAGCCCCGTACGCAACCCTATCTCCTACGCCGAGGCAGTCCGCACAGCCGGTGAGGCCGCAAACCTCGCTCGCTCGTCTGCCCCCAGCAAAGACCTGGCTCAGTTTGCCACCAAGGTTGCTGGGACTAAGGCCCCCGCAGATAAGGTCAAGCTCCTACAAGATCGTCTCGGTAAGACGACGGACCCTGCGGAGATCAGTTACCTAACAAACTTCATTGAACCCTTGACCCGCTTTGGGGCCAAGTAAGGAGACCAATTGAAACCTTTTGATTTGTACCAGCATTTCCACAAGTTCTGCGAGATGCTGGACAACGATAGATTACCAATAGAAACACGCATGGGTTTAGGCAAGGAGTGGCTTCGGGCGCTCCCTGCCGCCATGCTGTGTGTGCCTTATGAACTATCCCGTGACCTGATTCATACAGCAATGCAGGGACGTTTACGAGACAAGGAGCAAGAATATGGAAGAGGCCAAGGAAAAGCCTCCGAACACCCGCAAGCGAGCGGGGGACAAGTGGAAGCATCAGGCCAGACCCGGACGGGAGCAGAACCTCTTCGTGAGGATGCAAGAGACCGAGGAGGGAAGGCTGCTGTGGAAGATCTGGACCGACCGAAGATTCCTAAAGCCCAACGGAAAGGGACCAGGACGGCCTAGAGGTGCGATGGATGGGATGTACCGCAAGGAGCGGGAAGCCAAGAAAGCCATCGCAAAAGACGAAGCAAAAAGAATGGTGAGGATTATGGAAAAGAAGGGATTTCAGCTCCCAGAGAATGAGTTTGCCCGTGAGGCTCTTGAAGCTGCGGTTGAGACGATGCGTATGGAAGCGATCAACCCTAAAGATAAACTCACTGCTGCACGACTTGTTCTGGAGTTTACCAAGGCCAAACCCGCTGCTCAGGCAGAACTGACCGTTCGCCGTGCAGAAGACTATCTCGCAGAGATTGCCAAGGATATGGTCATCGAGGAAGACAAAGAGTGATGCTTTATGGACGAACAACTGCGTAAGGTCCGTAAGCGTCTCTACGAAGATTTCAAGTTCTACGCAAAACACGCACTCAAGATTCGTACTAAGAGCGGAGAGGTACAACCGTTCGCCCTTAACAAGGCGCAAGAGATCCTGCTGGAAACAATAGAGGGTCAGATTGCGTCTGAGGGGAAAGTCCGAATTGTGATCCTGAAGGCCCGACAGATGGGCCTCTCCACCATGGCTGGTGGCTGGATCTACTCTCAAGTTTCACAGCGCAAGGCAGCTCAGGCCCTCGTGGTCACCCACATTGCCGAGTCAACCAAGGCGCTCTTTGACCTCACCAAGCGGTTCCACGACAACTGCCCAGAGATCCTCAAGCCGCACACCAAGTACTCCTCTCGTAAGGAGCTGGTGTTCGATGTGCTGGACTCAGGGTACTCCGTGGCTACCGCAGGTGGTGACGGCATTGCTCGTGGTCAGACGATCACCCACGCTCACCTGTCCGAGTTGGCCTTCTGGCCCACGGCGGCGGCTAAGGAAAACCTCAACGCTATCCTCCAAGCCATCCCAAGCACCAAAGGGACGGCTGTGATTGTCGAGAGTACGGCCAACGGTGTGACTGGGCCGTTCTATGAGATGTGGCGAGGAGCGGTTGAGGGGACCAACGGGTATCTCCCGGTGTTCCTTCCGTGGTCAATCCAAGACGAATACCGAGAGCCGGTCCCTGAGAAGTTCACAAAGACTCCCGAAGAAGAGGAGTTAGCAGATAAATACGGTCTCGATAACGAGCAATTGATGTTCCGCAGACGGAAGATTGCCGCTGTCGGGCGTGATCTCTTCATGCAGGAGTATCCGCTAACGGCTGAGGAGGCCTTTATCACCTCAGGACGGCCCATATTCAACCAAGAACAACTCCAAGAGGCGCTTGAAAAGGCCCCAGATCCTCTCCAGAGGCTCGCTTTGGAGGAGGATGAGTGGGTTGAGAACCCCAGAGGCGAGCTAATCACCTACCGGATGCACGATCCAGGCGAAACCTACTACATCGGCGCTGATATTTCGATGGGAGTGAGGGGTGGAGACTGGTCTGTAGCGCAGGTTTTGGACTCACAGAAGCGCCAAGTGGCGGTTTTCCGTGCTCATGTCCATCCTGACTACTTCTCTAACGTTCTCTACCACCTTGGGATGTACTACAACACGGCCAAGATCATTCCTGAGAACAACAATCACGGGATTTTGACCTGTACGAGGCTTGCTAAGGACCTTGGATACCCGAATGTCTTTATGACAACGGACGTTGATAAGCTGACGGAGAAGGAAACCTTCAAAATAGGCTTCTCCACCACGGTCAAAACCAAACCATTGATCATTGATCAGTTGAGAGCCGCTCTGCGTGAGCGGGAAATCGAATTAAACGACAAAATCACGATTAGAGAGCTTATGACCTACGTTGCAACCGAAACCGGCGGCATGGAAGCCGAGTCTGGGTGCTTTGACGACTGCGTAATGTCCTTGGCTCTCGCTAATCACGTTCACGAGGGCCGTTACACGCCAATTGTTGTTACTGACGAATTTTATTTTGAGGCACTATAATGGCAGAATCACGTTTCAAACCAATATCAGAAGATGAACTGGCTTCTGTCGTTGACCGCCAGATTCGGCAGTCTGTAGGATACTATGACTCCAAACTTAGCAAAGAACGACAGGATGTCATTGACTACTACAACGGCGTAAAGCCCAAGCCCGTCCATGCTGGCAACTCAAAGTACGTCTCCCTCGATGTCTTTGACTCCGTAGACAGCATGAAGGCAGTCCTGTTGGAGACCTTTGCCGCAGGTAATCGCGTGGTGGCTTTCGAGCCGCAGGGCGAGGATGACATTGAGCTGGCTAACACGGCCAGCGAGTACTGCGACTATGTGGTGTTCCGTCAGAACAACGGCTACCAAGTCATGTCGGATGTCATCCAAGACGGTCTGATGGCTCGCGTAGGCGTCGCCAAGATCTACTGGGAAGAAAAGTATGAAGAGGTGGAGGAGGAGTTCTCCCACCTGACGGCTGAAGAGGCAGATATGCTCTTGGCCGCACCGGACGTTGATGAAGTCAAGGTCGAACTCAATGACGAGTCTGGGTTCTTCGATGGAGAACTCAAGCGCGTCGTTGATAAGAGCCAGATCCGCATCGATGTGATCCCGCCTGAGGAGTTCCTAATCACTCCCCAGAGCAAGAGCATCGAGGAGGCTCCCTTTGTCGCTCACCGAACCAAGAAGACCTTTGCTGACCTGATTGCCGAAGGCTATGACAAGAAGCTGGTCGAGAGGATCGGCGCTGAGGATGATTCAGAGCTGTCTCTGGACCCCGAGGTGCTGGCTCGTTTCGAGCAGATCGGAGCTGACCGTCTGAACATGGACGGCGAGGTGCAGGAGCAGTCGAAGTTCGTCGTAGTCTACGAGTGCTACATGAACCTGGACATGGACGGCTCCGGGGAAACCAAACTCTACAAGATCGTCAAGTGCGGTAACGTGGTGCTTGACAAAGAGATGGTTGACCGCAAGCCCTTCAAGGTCTTCGTCCCCGTCCCAACGACCCACAGTTTCTATGGCAGCAACTTCGCT